TACCTCCAGTAACAGGTTTGTCTAATGGAAGACGTTTTGGTCAAGGCTTCCCTCAATAATGAATAATATTATTATCAGCATCATATCGGAGAAAAAATAATGTTTTATGTAAAGCAAAGCGAATCTACAGCAGCCAGAAGACGTGTGCCTATTTTAATGGTAGATGCAACTGATGGAGCTACGCCTGAAACTGGTTTAACACTATATGGTTTAGTTGCAAAAAATGGTGGTACTTTTGCTGCTTCTGCTGGAACATTTGCAGAAACAGGATATGGTCAATACTACTATCAATTTGACACAGGTGAAATTGATACATTAGGATTTGCTGGTATCCACGTTACTGCGACTGGTGCTAGAAACTATGATGCAATTATTCATGTAACCGCTTATGATGCTTATTCCGGTAGTTTTATTGCTCCAACTGATGTATGGAATGCTGATATTTCCGCTTTTAGTAGTGCTGGTACTGCTGGTAGTCAATTAAATCTTGCTGCATTACCTTCTGGTGCTGGTATTACTGCTGGTGATGTCTGGGAATACGATATTTCTGGAGTTACTGGAGCAGGTTTAGCTGGTTCTCAAGTTAATTTAGCTGCTAGTGGTGGAGCTGGAATTACTTCTGGTGATGTCTGGTCTTATGTTATTCCAGGACCAGGTGATCCAGCAGAGACAGTACTTGCAAATATTAACACAAATGTAAGTAATTTACCATCCGGTACTACTATTAGAGACTATGTTTGGAATGCTGAATTATCAGAATCTGCTGGTTTCAGTACATCACCACCATATGCTAGTGGTTTTATGTACATGGCTGGAAATGGAGCCACTACTGCTGCTGAACAGGTATGGAATTATGATATTTCTGCTGTTTCAGGTGCAGGTTTAGCAGGTACTCAACTTAACTTAGCTGCTTTACCTAGCGGAGCAGGCATTACTAGTGGTGATGTATGGTCATATGCAGACAGAACAATTACTGGTGGAGCTGTTACCACTGTTGTTGATCCTGTTTCTGTTACTACTGCTTCAATGGCTGGAGTTGCTAACACTGTTTGGGAATCAACAACTGCTTCTCATACTACAAATGGAACTTATGGCAAGGTTGTTCTTAGAGCAGATGCTTCTAATGTAGTAGGTAATGTTACTTTACGTTCTGCTGGTGGCATTAACATGGTTGATGCAGATGTTCATAGAATTGATAATGATGCTGATGCTGCAACATATCTCAAAGATGGATTAACTGGTATTGGGGCTTCTTGGACAGGTAATATTGTTGGAAATGTAACTGGAAGTGTTGGTTCTGTAACTGCTGACGTTAATGTTTCTACTGCTTCAATGACTGGAATTGCATCAACAGTGTGGAATACTGATATCTCTGCTATTTCAACTGCTGGTTCTGCTGGTACTCAACTTAATTTAGCTGCTTTACCAAGTGGTGCTGGCATTACCAGTGGTGATGTTTGGACCTATGTAGATAGAACAATTACTGGAGGTATTGCAGATACAGTAACTACGGTTACTAACACTGTCGATATTTCAACACAATCCGTTACTGATATTTGGTCAGAGGATGTTTCTGCATACTCAACACCTTCTGCTGGATTTGATTTAACTCAAGCAGCTAGTGGTGGTGTAGGAATTACTGCTGGCGATGTATGGGAATATAATATCTCTGCTATTTCTACTGCTGGAACTGCAGGTTCTCAGGTTAATCTAGCTGCATTACCAAGTGGTGGAGGAATTACAGCAGCAGATGTATGGAATTACATTGGTACTACTGTAACTTCATCAACCAAGGATACACTTGAATCTGCATATGTCCAAGCTGCTAATGCTGCTTCACAAACTACAACTTCAAATATTAGAGATGCAGTTTGGGATGAAGAAATTACTGCACAAATTGGTACTAACACTGCAGGTGGAGTATTATATCAAGCTGCTGCAGGAACTACACTTAATACACCAGTTGAAGTATGGTCTTATGCAACTCGTACACTTACTTCTTCTGCTGGAGCAACTGCTGGCGACGTTTGGTCATACTCTGATAGAACAATCACTGGTGGTTCTGTAACTAGTGTTGTTGATGGAGTTACAGTCACTACTAATAACGACAAGACTGGTTATGAATTATCAGGAACTCAATCATTTAACTTAACAGGCAACATTACTGGAGATCTTTCAGGAAGTGTTGGTTCTGTCACTTCTGATGTTAATGTTTCCACTACCTCAATGACTGGTATTGCTTCAACAGTATGGTCAACTGATATATCTGGATACACATCTCCAAGTGCAGGATTTGACCTTTCTAATGCTTCGTCTGGTTCTGGAATCAGCGCAGCCGACGTGTGGAACTATTCTGGCACAACAGAACCTGCAACTGTTAAAGAAACACTTGAAAGTGCAAATACAAATGCATCTAATGCTTCATCACAAACTGGTGCATCACAAATTAGAGATGCTGTTTGGGACACTGATTTATCATATCTATCAGGTAGTACACAAGCTGCTGGTATTCTTTACGAAGCTGCTGCAGGAACAACTCAAAATGCTCCAAGTGAAGTATGGAATTATGCAACTAGAACTCTTACTTCTGCAGCCACTGGAATCTCAGCCTTCGACGTATGGAACTACACATTACTTTCAAGTGGTGTAAGTGCAGATTCTACTCTTGGAAATGCAGATGATCAAGCTACAAATGCTGCTACTAATACTAATTCACCTACTTTAGAAGCTAATATCTGGTCATATGCAACAAGAACAATTACTGGTGGATCTGTAACTAGTGTTGTTAATGGTGTAACTGTAACCACTAATAATGATAAAACTGGATATTCTTTATCTGGCACTCAATCATTCAACTTAACTGGAAATATTACTGGTTCTGTTAGTGGAAGTGTAGGCAGTGTTGTAGGATCTGTTGGAAATGTAGTAAGTCCTGTTAGTGTTGCAACAGCATCTATGGCAGGAATTGCAAATACAGTATGGACAGCAGCTACCAAGACTATTACTGGTGGAACTGTTGATACTGTTACCAATCCAGTAGGCGTTTCACTTAACTCTATGACAGGTATTGCTGGAACTGTATGGACATATAGCCCAAGAACATTAACAAGTGGCGCTGGTGCAACAGCCTTTGACATCTGGAATTATAATATCGCATCTATAACAACTTCTGGTACTGCAGGTAAGCAACTTAATGATGCTGCTGTTTCTGGAAGTGTTGTAACTGTTGTCAATGGTCCATATGTTATCACATCAATTGCCGAAGGATCTGATGGTCAATTAGATATCCTTAGAAATAGTGTCCAAACCATTCAACTTAACCTAGTCGATGGTAACGGATCTCCATTTAATATTGGTGGTAATTACGCTGTTTCTGTTCAAGTTTTTGATGTATCTGGAGCTCTTGCTGCCACTTACACTCCAACAGTTGAATTCGCTGGCAATGGCATAATTACTTTCGATATTGACACTGTAGTTACTGGAACAGATGGAAGATATACCTTAGTTGTATCTCTTACTGATGGAGATGTAATTAAACTTGGACCTCTAAACATTCTTGTGAGACCTCTTTAATGGTAAATGCAACTGTCGATCTTAAAATCAATAAAGCACAATTTGATCTCTTGATAAAACAAGCAAATGAGATATCAGATAAAGCTGCTGAAAAGATGGCAAGTGAGATGAAGAAAAGTATTCTCACCGGTGCAAAATCCGGTGAGCAATACTATTCTAATGGCAAAAGACATCAATCTTCTGCACCTGGTCAAGCTCCGGCAAATGATACTGGAGCTTTGCTAAAGAGCATTAAAATTAAGAAAAATGGAAAGGTAGCCACTGTATCGATAGAAAAAGACTATGCAGTATATCTTGAATTTGGCACTAGTAAGATGAGACCAAGGCCATTTATCATTCCTGCATTTTTAGTAACAAAAAAGTGGTTTATTGACAAATTAAATGGATTAAAGAAATGAGTTTTGAACCATTAATAATTAGCAAATGGATTTATGACACGCTAAGTACAGATGATACTTTAGCTGCGTTATTATCTGGTTCTAAAGCTCCATATTATCAACAAGGAATCTATTTAGAAGTAGCGCCTGAAAAAGATCCTAGAACTCAATTAATGCCACAATTACCTTATGTTGTTTATTCAAGATTAGGTAGTGATGGATCTGATCAAACTGTTTTATGTGGAGATAGATATTACACTATTCCATTATTTAGAATAACAGTATGGGATCAGAAAAATGGAAGTATATCATATTCTAGAGTAAAAGAAATAATTGATAGAGTGGATACACTTCTTGCAAAACAAACTGTAACTGCTTCTGGTTTAACATTTTTGAGCCAGAGATACGATACTGATCAGCCATTCGAGATTGGATCGGATGGTAGAGTCGATTATGGGTTGAGTCTGTTATATAGATTCAATACTGTTATTTAAGGAAAAAACTATCATGCCACAACCAGTATTAACATCTGAAGTAACTGTAGAAATTAGTATTGCAGATGATTCACAAGCAACCGGTGGAGCTGGGTCTGTACCTGCTACTCCAACAGTCAATTACGAGTGCCAAGCAAAGAGCGTAAAAGCTACTATCACTGCACGAACAATTGACCTTACCACACTTTGTTCCGAGACAGAAGCCACATTTACCACTGGTCTTACTGGTACTCTCGACCTAGAACTCTATGTAGATGACACTCTTGGTCCTATTTTTGCATATAAGACTGGATTCTTGTGCAAAGTAAAGGTTATTCCAGGCGGTGCAGGTTCTACTCTTACATACCAAGGATTAATCACTGACAGTTCATTAACATATGCTCCAGGCGATGTCGAAATGGAAACTGCCACTATTAAATTAGGTGCATTTGGATTTACTCAAGTTTACGTCTGATAACTGTAAAATATATATATGATTAAAGCAATTTCGAAAGTTAAGAAAGTATCGTTAAGGCCATCTGTTAAAATTGATATTCAACAATTTACTGATGAGCCTTGCGTACTTGAGTTTAGTGAGCCAACAGCAGCAGCATTATTTCCAGATAGTGAGTTGCTTAAGTCATTAAAAATAAAGTTTCCAAAGTATCCTGATGCAATGTTATATCAAGTAGCATTGTTAGCAAAGTGTTATGTTGAAAAACCAGAAGATGGAGATTCAATTAATGCTTATCAAGAGTTTGGACAACTTGCTAAAGACAATAAAGAATGTTTTTACCATGTATTAGCAGAGTTTCTTAATGCTTTTCCTACCAATTTAGATGACAAGGTAACAGAAGCAAAAAACGACTAATCGGATGTTCTGCTCAAGTATTATATTACAGCGTTAGATATTTGAACAGGCATCCGACAGAACTTGAATTAACTTTAGACCAGATAGCTGAAGTTGCATATGTGGCAAGAGAAATAGAAAAGTCAGAGGCTGAAAATGCCTCTGGCCTTCTAAAAGCCTTATTTGGAGCAAGATAATGACACTAGCAGAAGCAAATGTAAAGTTTAGTAGCACTGGAGCAGAAAAAGTCAAAGCTGATGCTAATGATGTATCTGCTTCATTAGGAAAACTTGGAACTAGTGCAACGACTTCTGCCACAGCTGCTGGTATTGCTGTTGCTGCATTTGTTGCTTTAGGTGCTGCTATTTTTAAAGTAACACAATACTCAGCACAACAAGCCATTGCATTCGATTCAAATATTAGAGGTTTAGCTGCATACGCTGAAAGCACTAGTGGTTTAAGAGCTCAAGTTGCAAGATTAGAGGAAATGGCAAAAGCTCCAGGATTAGGTTTTGACCAGTTAGTTCAAGGTGTAACTAGACTTGAAGCTGCTGGTTTTTCTGCTAAGACTGCTGAAGCTGCATTAAAACAATTTGGAAATGCTCTAGCTCTTGTTGGTGGCAGTAAAGCTGAATTAGAAGGTGTTGCATTAGCTCTTACTCAAATCAAATCTAAGGGTGTTGTATCTGCTGAAGAAATTAATCAAATAGCAGAAAGAGTGCCACAAGTAAGAACAGCAATGAAAGCTGCTTTTGGTACTTCATCAACAGAAGAAATACAAAAGCTAGGTATTACAGCAACTGAGTTTGTTGATAAACTTATTAAAGAATTTGCTAAATTACCAAGAGCAACTGGTGGATTACAAAATGCTTTAGATAATATAGATGAAGCATTTAAAAAAGCTGGAAGGACTCTTGGTGCTGGATTCTTTGATTTATTTAAAGCAGGACCACCAATATTTAATCAACTTGGTGCTTCTCTTCAAAATATTGCAACATTCATTAATCAGGTATTTGCTACTATTTCTGAATCTGAAATGTTTAAACAAGTTGAAAGAAATATTAGTAGCATTATTTCATCTTTTCAAAGACTAGCTCCAAGATTTAGAGAAATATTTCAACTAATAGCAGCTGTAGTTTTAGGAACATTAAACTTCATTACTCAAAGAATTGCTATTTTTGCCAATGTTATATCAATGATATTCACTAATCCAATTGGATTTATTAAAAATGAATTTCAAGCTTTAGCTCAACAAATACCTGCGATATTTAACAATGTATTAGCTGGTATTTTAAATAAATTAAGAACAGTAGTTTCAACAATTGATAAATATACTGGAACTGATTTAGCAAAGAAAATTCCTGTAATTGCTGAAGTAAAAGTTCAAGGTGCTACAGCTGGACAAAAAGCTTTAGGTGCAGCTTTAGATATGGTTACTGGTAAGTCAGCAATGAGCCTTTTAACTGATATTACTAAAGCTTTCGGTCAAACAATTGATTTAAAACCTGCTGTAAGTCCTCTAGATAAGCAAAAAGTGGGAGGAAAGCCACCTGAACAACCAGATTCTCCACAGCAAAAAGACGATAAAGAGAAGAAAAAGAAGCAAGATAAGAAGTCAGAATCATTACTTTCATTAATCGTACAAAACACACAAAAAGCTAATGAATTGACCTTAAGAAACTTATCTTATGGTGGTGGACAATTAGCATCAGAAGGTATTTCTGCTGTTCAAATGAGTGCAAATAGAAGTGTAAAATCGCCACAAATTAATGCATCAAACGATATTACTCGTGGTGTTGAAAAAATTGTTAGAGGGTATTCTGCTTCTAATAACTTGAACTTTAGTTTTCGGAGATCATAATGCCATTAGGATATGAAGAATGCGATTTGCATGTATACATTGATTACAAGCAAGAGAGACAGAACAATCGTGGACCATTCATTTTTTGTACTGATGGTACTCAGATAGACTCATGGTCTTTAGAAGATTGCATAGTTGATCCTGCCACTTTATCTTTATTTGGAAAACCTCTTCCAATGACAGATGAATGGCGCACTTTATATACTGGCAATTATGCTAGATATGATTTCACAGATTATATTTTTACAAACTCTATAAAATGGAAAAGACAAGCAGTTCAAAATGCTGGAGACTGGTATATAGTATCTAATTCAGAACTAACTAACGATCAACAAGACATCATTGAATTAGACAGAACTCAAGAAAGAAATGATCCTATTTTCTTTTCTTTTTCTAAATTACAAAAGAAGAGTGCATCAAAACAACCACTATTAAAACTAATGTGGTCAAATGAAATTAATAGAGATAAAGATGTTCAACTTCATTTTATGCAAGATGGAGGATGTGATGTTTATCGTGGTTATGTTAAATTACCTGGAACAATCATAGCTCAAACTACTGGTACTACTGTTACTGGCGTTCTTACTCAATTTGATGATGCTGTTTTTGGATTATTACCAGGAAATATTCTTCTTGATGTTTATGGAAGAGAATTAGGTGAAGTTGCATCTGTTACTAATGACTTGCAACTAGTGTTAACTGCTAATTCTAATTATGATTTTGTTGGTGAATATTCAACTTTAACACCTAATAAAGTAGCAAGTTATAATCGTACAGAAAGCAACTACTCTCAAGGTCGTCCAATCACCACAGTTATTAATCCAAATGACCAGTTTAATGATGTTTATGTAATTCCTTGCCGTGGTAGAGAGTTAATGGTCATAACTTCATTTGGACTTAACTTCTCTCATAGTTTTGCTGATCTCGGTAGTGGTGATATTTTTCCAGATCCGCCTTTAAATATAAATGGTTACGAAGCTTCTAATCCAACTACAGTTCCTATCATCCTTCCTGATGGCAAGTTTAAAATACAAATCTTAGCTGGAAAAATAATGTTCCAAACAGCTAAGTTATTTTTTAAAAGTCAATGGTCTGCTTTATCTCAAATAATAACTCCATCAACAACTCCACCAGATGCACCTGACTATGAATTATTTGCAGGTGGAATTACATTTTCATTATTTGATGCTGATCCAACATTAGTCACTGGAGGAAGTACATTCTTCACCACTGAAGTTAATGTTTCAGATATGCTTGTTGCTAAAGTACCAGGTTCACTCTTCGGTGGAATGATTCTTGGAATTGTTGATACTATAACTAGCAATACAGTTCTTAATTTAGAAGACCCAACTATTTATCAAGGTTCTGGTAATAAGTTTACTATTTATCCTAGAATGAACGGAACTATATCAGTTTCTACTGGAGATAATATTGTAAATGGTGTTGGAACAAACTTTACAACTGAACTTAATTTAGAAGATAGAATATATCTTGGTGATGGTACATTTATTGGTCAAGTAGATGCAATTATTAGCAATACTCAACTTACTATATTTGCTAAAAGTTCTATTGGTGTTGGTTCAGGTAGATTCTATAAAAATATTAATGATTATTCAAACAACTATTTAAATAATAGACAAATTGAGTTGTTTGGAGTTACTGATAATGTTTTGAATGTGGCTATTAACACTACTATTGTTAATGCTGCTGGTTCTGAAACAAATGTATTTAATGGGATAAATAATGGTTTTAGAATTAAAATAGAAGCTACAGATACAACTACAAGTAGAGACTATGGTTTTATGTTTTATTCATATGACCAAACTTTATCTTTATTAAATGAAAATACATCTAACACTGAAGTTGATGTTGTTTGCGCATTAGAATCATTATCATTACAAAGAAATGAAACTGGTGAGTATTCATTATCCATGAATGCTAGAACCAAATTATTAGAAGATTTAGGTGTTAGTAAACCTGATGTACTTTCAAATAGACCAATAAAAGTTACTATGAAGCCTAGAAGACTTATACTTACTGGTCTTGTTTCTAAAGGTGCATCTGATCAACTTACAGGCACAGATACTTTATTTACTGAAGAGCTATTTGTTGACCAAGAAATATACTTAGAAAATGGATTATTCGTAGGTTTAGTTTATTCGATTGAGTCAGATACTGCTCTTACTCTATATGGATACACAGCAGAAGAATTTGCTGCTGAACCTTATTCTCCATATAAATTGTTTTCAGAGTTTTTAGTATTTGAGGGATATCTAGATTCACCTGATATTACTTATTTACAATCAGGTCCACTTGCTAATACATATGAAGAATATGCCTTATTATCATTCACTGCCATAGATAAAAAACAACGCTTAAATGCTCAATATTTTAATGTTGCACCAAACTATGATAGCAAAAGACTCCAAGATATTATTTCAGGTGTTATTCAGCTTGCTGGTGCTGGTCAAAATGATGTTAATAATACAGCCACACTTGGATATAACAGAGTATCACAAACTCCAGTATTAGATGTATCTCCAACTATTTTTGCATTTGATGTTCCAATTAACAGAAATAACTCTAATGGACAATTTAACTTTGCAATTAACCTTGGAGATTCTGCTGGTGGATTTATTGAAAAAATAAGATCTGACTATGCTCAAAACTTTGTATTTTTTGGTAGATGTGATTGGAGTCCTAGAACTAATTCTCAGAATGGATATAACAATTACACAGAGTTTAAATTATTAGATTATGATTATGTCACTTCTAATAACAGTGCTTTATATAATGTAAATCTTTATCTTAGTGAAACATTAGCTTTAGATAATGGTTTGATTCCAGTTTATGCATCTTATAAGAGAACAGTTAGAAATCTTAAAAGAACATTTGAAACACCAGAAGCAAATAGAATTATTATAACTGGTTTAGATAAATCTGATGGTTCTAGAATTGAATATGTAATGAATGATTACAATTCACAATCTGTAGGATTATTGCCAGCAGATAGACCTGATAACTGGCTTGGAGACATTTATCCTTTTGTAATGATAAACGATAAGTTGAACACTAAATCTGATGTAATTCAAACAGCTGAACAGTTCTTTAATAAACTTACTCCAGGCAGAGATATAGTTGAGTTTGAATCAGATTTCTTAACTTATTATGATGGTCTTTCTCATTTTGTTCCTAACGGTCCAGCTTTATTATCTGGAGAAATACAATTCTTTGATAATACTGATGTGGTTGTTGGAACATTAACTGAATTCACCACAGAGTTAGAAATTGGTGACATTTTATATGATAATTCAGGCACTATAATTGGTAGAGTATATTCAATTACTGATGACTTTGAATTGTATTTAAATGCTAATGCTACTTTTGATTCTGGTACATCTATTCCTTTCAATAATTACACCATATATTTGAAAGAATATAACTACATAGACATTGGAGACATTATTTACATATCAGATCAAAATAATGTGGAAACAGCCTATCAAATATTAGACTGGTCATGTGATTTCGTAAGACAAATTGAAACTCCAACTTTATACGCACCAAACGTTAGATTTGCACAATACAGAGCTAAGAAAGTTACAGTACCAAATAATGATGTGTTAATTTTAAATAATACTAATTATTCACCAGCTGCAAACCAAAAGATTATTACAAATGAAAACTTATTAGAGTTTACTTCTGAAATAGTTAATTTTAATCCAGAGGCAACTTACACTGCAACATTAAATAATGAACCTGCAGGAATGACAGCTAGTATTGTTGATGGAATTGTTTTAAAATATGCTAATGTTCAATGGACACCAAATGCAGGACAAGCAGATGAAATCTATAATAACATTGAATTAGAGATTTCTGATGGTACTAATACAAGTGCATATGTCTTTAGCGTGAGAGTTTATTAATGCCTAGTCCTTTAAATATATCTGGAACTTATGGTGATGATATAACTTTAAGACCTATTCAAAGTAGGTTTGCTTTTAATGGTAATTTTACTATTAAATATCTTGCTGTTGATCCATCATTTGCAAGACCACCAGAGTTTTATGAATATAGTAGAATAGTTGAAAGAGTATACATAGGAAATCATTTTGGATATGAAATTCAGCTTAATTTTGCAATGATTTTGAAAGGTTCTGCTGATGCTCCTAATTTTGGATTTTGGAGATGGACTTTTGTTTGTGATGTAGATCTTGTTTATCCAGATGGTTATGTTAAATCTGGAAGGATAGAACTTGGTACAGAATTAGTTAATCCTTTAGTTTACAACTATAAAGAAGTTTCTTTTCCAATTACATTTATAGCAACAGCATTCTTAGGTTCAGATCCTCTAGTAACAATAACTCAAGATGAATCTTATGGATATCATCCACCTTATTTAACATTAGACTTGTTTGAAAAAATGCCAGTAAATGCTAATTCAAATCTTACTGTTACTGTTACTGGTTTAGATACTGGTATTGTTAATGAAAACTTTCATGTACTCCTTTCTGAAGCATTTACTGATTATGATTACACAATAAATACTAGATTATTTTCAAAAGGTACAACAGCTGGTGTTCAAGATTTACAATTAAGCAATTTAACTCTTAATGCACTTGCAATACCAGATTACACATATTTACATGAAATAGATAGCAATAACTATTTTTATCAAACAAATATAGTTGATGCAAAAGTTCAAGGTACTGATGATGCTTTTGGTGGATCTGTATTAAACTTTATTGAAGCTAATACTAGCGTTGTATTAGAAAGAAATATTAAAAACAAAGGAATTATCCATTCTTGGCAAAGTTCTTATCCAGATGATCTTGATGTAACGATTACTAAGTTTGATACTACTGGAAGAACTATAACTGTTTCTGGTGGTAATTTTGAAGAAGAAGAATTATTCCAAAAGTATAGTTTTAATTCTAACATCCAAATTGGCGGTGTTCCCAACAATCAAAGTTTAGCATTTGATAATTTACCAAGTGGATATATAGAAAATACTATTTCTTCAGCATCTTTAATTGCTAATGATGATTATGAATACGCTACTAGATTACCATTTAGAGGATGGTTTAAACCTGGTGCTACTATTTATCATTCCAAAAACACTATTCTTGCTGGTGCTGGAAATACAAGAACTTACAATTCACTTAATAGATACAATTTGTCTGGATATAGGTATTTAGATATTACTGGTGCATCTGCTAGTGCTTCACCAGAACCAGCTAAACTTATCATTACTTCTGATGGTTCAACTACTATCTTAGAAAAAGATTTAGTATGGAACACTGGATCTCAAACTAAAAGAATTGATCTTTGTTTTGCAGGAATAGCACATACTAACTTTTTAGATTTACAAGGTCAAGACAATCCTTATCCTAGATATAATGCTGCTTATCCTCCAGGTGCTGCTAGTGCAAGGATCATTAATGAGGATATGTATGGAATTGGTCAAATAGGATCAATTTTAAACAATGGAAACATATTAATTTCACAGATTAAATTAACTCGTGAAGATAATACTGGAAAAGCCTCATTTGTAGCTCCATTTTCAAGATTTCAATCTGTTGGTGCATCTATTAATAATGGTTTTGTTAAAGTGCAAACAGATAGTGATACTAGGCAATATTTTGGAAGAAGATTTTGGGAACAAGATATTAGTGGAAAGAACGAAGAAGAATACGATTTACTTCATGAATTAACTCTTGGTGGAAGTGTTGTTAATACTATAAAACTATCTGTTGATGACTTATGCACTAATATTAATAACAGAGTTGGATATGATGGTGGAAAAATACATATAGGTTGGACTGCTTCTGGTTCTTTTAATCCAAGCAGTAGCCCTGGTTTTTTACAATATGTTTTTGATAAAGATAATGCTTATGCTTCATGGCTAAATGGCTTTGGACAACAGTGTATTGCTGGTAATAGTAGTTTTTCAATTCTTAGAGATTTAAGTCAAGAATCTGAAGATAGGGATGTTTACACTCAAATGATTTTTGATCGTATAAACTGCAATTATCCTCCAGATTACTTTGATGCTTTTAAGCTAGAAGCACCTGGAGAAACACAGCTTTTACTGTATTCTTTTGCTTGTTTAAGGTCTGTTGCTCATGGACTTGTTCAAGAGCAACAATCAGGTGAAATTGTTAATTTAGAAGATACTAGTGGTAACTTATGGGGACAAGGAACTACTGATATATTAGGTTCTTATCAAACTGGATTACCTGGAGGATTACCTGAACAAGCAGCTAGGATAGGTTATTCTATAGGAACAATTCCTATCACTAAACTATTTACAGCTAAAAGATTTCGTGGTTCTTTTTATGTAATACCAGTACCTGCTGGAGTAAACATACTTTCTGCAGATTTAAGTGGATTTTATCAGTCATGTATTGCAAGAATAAATATTGATAACGTAGAGCTAATTTTTAGTGATACTACTGATTTTTCAACATTCGATACATTACCAACATCTATCAATGGAATGAATAATGTTTCAGTAGCTTGGTTAGAACCTACTTTTACTAACCAAATGATTATAGTAACAGAAAGAGCATCTGATAGTGCAATTTTAAGATATGTTTTAGACGATTTTGTAGATGGAGTAGCAACTATGGGTACAGTAATTGGAAATGGAACTACACCTGCAATAGCAATTAATAATAATGGTACTCAAATTATCTTTTTTAGAACATCATCTTCAAATATTCAAAGAGTAATTATTGATGCTCAAGGAAATATTACAACTGCTGCTTCTAATGTAATTACTGGAAATGTAGAAGATAGTGGACTTGGTTGTTACTGGAGAGATGATGTTCCTTACTTAGTATATAACCATACAACCAATGGACTTACAGTAGTCAAAAGTGATAACTACGGTCAAACCTTCTCATAACAAAAAAAATCCTCTAATTTCTTAGAGGATCGTTCTTAAGGTTGGGAGAAAAGTTAAATATCAATTGTAAGTACACTAATATTATACCAGATGTCTAAAAAAAATCAATACACTCCTGAGCCTTGTTTTTTCCTATCAATTTTAACTGATAAGGATCAATTAACGTTCATCTTATTACAACAACAAATTATAGAGGAAATCACTAGAAAAACAAGTCGTTTTAACGTGATTGAGGATATCTTACTTTGCTAATTAACATCACCGATAAAAGAATTCTTGTGTGGATAACTAAAGAATTACAAAAGTAGAAAAAAAGAAAGACCAAGAATAAAATCCTGGTCTTTTGTTTATTCAGGAAAGAATAAAAAATGTCTCAATAGTCTTTTACATTACATGCAACTCTCATCTAAATACTCTTTTGTATACTTTTTCTTCAATTCTTTTAAAGAGATCATTTTGTATTTAAGATTGATCTCTTTATAATCCTTAGCTTTCTTCTTTTCAAATTCATCGTTTTCTTTTTTGATCTTTTCTAAATCATAGCTATCCATTAATTCTAACCATTGATCTACAATCAATTCTTCTTCTTTACTCATGTCATCATTATAACTGTATTTGTAATAGTTGTCAAATCTAATTTTTCTTGTATTCAAACTCTCTTAAGATTGAATTCTTTTATTAATGACGAAGTCTTCCTCTTCTAATTGCTTTTAATTGCTTTAGAATGCTTAAACAAGGGAATCAATATTTAGCCTTAGAATAATTCTTACAGAACAATACGTATAAGAAAATATATTACGATTTATAATACTAGATATTCGAACTTATAAGAATCATATAAATCTTCAAATAAGTATTTTGACAATCTATTTGCAAGTGAATAGATTTATGGTATTGTAGATGTAAGAAAGGAAATTGGAATGATGAATTATGAAATGTCTTATGGAGATCCTATTGGTGATCCTTATGGAATCAAAACAAAAGTAAAAAAGAAAACTACTATCAATTTATTTTATGAATTTGGTAATGCAGTTTTTCGCAGGCTAGGGAATGATAATTTAAATATGAAAAAAAATTACAAACTTTTTCCTGATGCTAAACACAATTTTAATCAGAGATCTTATAATGATGGAAATTATGAGTTTAGTAAATTACATTTTTGGTTAGAAGAACAGGTTAAAAATAACGTTCTATCAGAAGAATTATCTACTAATGATCTTTTGGCATATCCTTACATAAGTATTTTAGAAAGTTATATTGATCAGTACATTGTTAAATATTGCACAAAATTGAAAGTAAAAGAAATGCAACCAGTTCTTGAACCAGTAAAATTAGAAATTACTGAACAGATAGAAAAAAGAAGTGCAGGTAGACCTAAAGGTAGTAAAAATAAAAAGCCTGAAAAAGAACTATTCATGCCTCAACATATAATTCCTACTACTGATGGAAAAATTGATATGCCTTCTGTAATAAAAGCTATAGCAGATTTGGTATGGAGAAATCCTGGGAAAATGGATTCATATTATTTAGATTTCTTAAGACTTAATGATCAACAAAAAAAGTATATAAATTATTGCTTTATCAAAAATCGTGAAGTATTTGAAAATAAATATTGGAAGATAGAGTTTAAAGGCAAAACTAAAATACTAAGTCCAAAAACTAAAAGAGCTGGTTATTATGCAAAAGAACCAGCTGGGAACTATGATTTATTTAGTCTCACCTATATGTCTAATAAATCAGGAATTGGAAAAATGACTCTTATATATAGACTAAAGCATATGAGAGTTAAAGACGCACTGAAGAAGTAATAAAAAAACCCCAGTTTTGCTGGGGTTTTTTAAGTTGTTACAAGAGTCTAAACCTTTCTCATCCTAAGATTAAAACCACTTGAATTAACCAACAAAAACATATTGTCGTAATTGCTATAAAACAATAATCCATTACTCTTATCATCTTCTTCAAATCTACAAATCTCTTGGTTATTTAAATAGTCAAGTGTACACAATTCTTTTAAACCATAAGTATTGTAATTGAAAAAATCTACATGATATTTGCCTGATTGAAACAATTTAACTAAGAAAAAAGACTTACTCATATAATTAAAATATAAACTTACTTTAACTTTTTCATAGTTATTTACAGCTACTAATTCTAAATCACCAATAATTCTATAATTACCAAAAATATTAACTATTGGATTTACTTCTCTTTCTTCAAACATATCATCAGTAATCAAACTCTTAATTTTCTTTTTCATATTCCTAACCTCACTAACATTATAACGAATACTGTTCTAAATGTCAAATATCCTTTGCAAAATATATAGAAAAATGTTATAATAAAGGCATGGCACTAAGAAAAGACTTGTTGATCACTGATTTAACACAAATGGAAATAGCGGAAAAGCTTGGAGTAGCTCAACCATTAATAAGTAGATGGATGAGTGGAAGGTGTATGCCACGTCCATCAACAATAAGTAAATTAGCAATAGCATTAGGGGTCGAAGAAACAGAGCTTTTATTATATATATATGACAAAAATAAGAAGATGGCCTGAGTATTACAGCATTAAAAAAGATAATGAGGGAAGGCCAACATTATCCCAAGATGCTTTTTTGTCATCTCAATTACAAACTAAATATAGAGAGAAAGCCCTAGACGAATACATTGAACTAAATATGCTAGTAGTCCATAAGATTTGTAAGAATTATAGGTGGAGTAACATAGATTACGATGACCTTGTAATGTACGGAGTTGAAGGATTAATAGCAGCTGCAGACTGTTATGATCCAAGCAAAGGATTCAAGTTCCACACTTTTTGCTATCACTATATATTAGGGCGATTAAGAAGAGCACTAGAACATCACAATAATTTGATTAAGATTCCAGCCCATCTCAACTTAGCCAAACTTAGAATCAACCATTTAGATGAAGATAAAGAATACTCGGATGAATTCTTAATGACACTTACAGATGAAAGGTATAGTCTTAATGATCTCAAAAAGGCATTAGAAATAAGAAAATTATATACTATTGATAACTTATCTTTAATACATGACAGAGTGGATGAAAGCATTAAAAATCCTGAGATTAAGATATGTATTGATGAGATCCTAGATACACTAAAACCACTGGAAAAACAGGCAATTGAGTTAAAGTTTGGATTGAATGGACATAAACCACATTTTTATAAAGAAGTTGATAAAATCCTTGGTATTGATAGCGATGGTGTTATTAATAGAGCAATCGTTAAATTGAGAAATAAAGGTTTGGAAAGTTTACTGGATTTTTTAAAATGAGTACTAATCTAACAGAAGAAAAGAAACCAGAAGTAATTGCTTTATTATTACAGGGCATGACTATTAATGAAATCCATAGACAAACTGGGGTATCAAAATCTGCTATCTGGAGAATTAAAGATAATATTATTGATGGTAAATATTCTGGAGCTATTTTAGATTTAAGAGATAATTTATCAGAGTATATAGCTGTTTCATTAAAAAAACATTTAGACGCTTTAAATGCAATAGCAGAGGTGGCAGTTGAAAAAGATTATATCAGAAGTAATACCGCACGAGACATTGCAAGCTTACACGAGAGACTTGAATGTTGGACTCTTTCAATTCTCCAAGCCTCTAACAACATCAACCAAAAACAACTTACCTCAAGAGAAGAAACTATCGATGCAGAAATCATCGATGACGACGAAAAACCAATTTCATAAGTATTTAGCAGAAACAACGCCTAACAATTGGAATGTAAATGCAAAACATTTAACATTAATTTGCAATTACTTACAACAAGTAGCAGATGGAAAAATTAAAAGATTAGCTATCTCGTTGCCACCTAGGAGCGGTAAGAGTGAAACGTGCTTAAGATTTGCCTCTTTTTACCTAGAAAATTATTCTAATTCTAATGTTTTAGTGTGTGGATACTCTCAGAACATATCAAGAAGATTCTCACGCAAATCTAGACAAATATGCCTTGAAAGAACTGGACTTAATAATAGCCACCAAAGTATAGATGAATGGTCTATCCCTAATGGATCTACTTATTTTGTTGGTTCAGTTAATAATCCAAGAACCTCAATCGGATTTAACCTAATTCTGGCTGATGACCTTATTCGTAACAGAGAAGAAGCTAATTCACCTGTTATGAAAGAAAAGATTCGTGACTTCTACCGTGAGGATTTGTATTCACGTTTAGAGCCAAATGGTGCAATGGTTTTAATTAATACTAGATGGTCAAATGATGATGTGATAGCTTTCGCAACAGAGCTAGACCCATCATTTGTAGTTTTAAATATTCCTGCTATTTGTGATGATCCTGAAAATGATTTACTAGGAAGAGAATTAAATGAATCTATATGGCCTGAGAGATATTCAACTCAAGATTATTTAGATATTAAATCTGTTATGGGAAGTATGGGTTTTAGTGCTTTATATATGGGTAAACCTATCCCTAAAGAAGGAGCAATGTTTAATGCTGATTCTATCAAAATTATTGACGATATTCCAAAAATGGTTAGAACTGTTCGGTCATATGATATTGCAAGCTCTAGTGGAAAAAATGACTACTCTGTTGGTGTTTTAATGGGAATAGATGTCAATAACTGTTATTACTTGTTAGATTTATGGCGTGAACAGGTTGGAACAAAAGATAGAGACGATAAGATTTTAAGAATTGCAGAAGTTGATGGTAAAGATGTTAAGATTACTTTACCTCTTGACCCCGGAAGCGCTGGGAAATCACTCACATTTTACTGGACTAAGATGCTTGCAGGTTATATAATTGAGTTTGTTAGACCTACGAAAAGCAAAGAAGTAAGGGCAGAACCATTATCAGTTCAAATAAATAATGGAAATGTTTTTATGAAGAAAGCAATTTGGAATAAAGATTTACTCAATGAATTTCAAACCTTTCCATATGATAGCCACGACGATATTGTGGATGCTTGTAGTGATGCATTTAACGAATTGACAACAAAGAAAGTATTTAAGTTTAGGGCAATATGAAAAGAATACGGAAATCATTAGATCCCAAAATAAGATTTAATGAAAAATATATAATTGATGAAGAGACTGGTTGCTGGAATTGGCAGGGTGGATTAGATAAAGATGGATATGGTAATTTTCGATTAAATACAAATAAACAAATTAAAGCACACAGATTTTCTTATGAGACTTTCGTTGGCCCATTAATTAAAGGATTTGTATGTTGTCATTCATGTAATAATCGTAAATGTGTAAACTATAATCATTTGAGACAAGATACTCAATCATCTAATTGTATTGATAAATCATATTTTAGGACACATGCAGCTCAAGTTTTATCAATTGAAGAAGTTATAGAAATTAAAAAAGCATTAAAGAATTATTACAGAGGACAAATCAAAGATATTGCTCATTTTTATAAAGTTAATCCAAGTACTATTTCAAGCATAAAAACAGGAAGAATGTGGTCTTACATAGTAATATAAGAACATGGCAAGAGGAAGAAAAGCAGTAGAACCAATTTTAAGATTCAATAAGAAATATGTGATTGATGAAGCTACCGGTTGTTGGATCTGGCAAGCATGTAAAAATCAACACGGATATGGTCAATTTCGAGTTGGTAAAGTTTTGATGAAAGCACATCGTTTTTCTTACGAATATTTCATTGGTGCATTAGATCCAGAATTAGAAATATGCCACAACTGTTCTAATTCATCCTGTGTCTCGCCTCGCCATTTAAGACAAGACACACGCAGCAGTAATATGATTGATATGTCTTATGCTGGTACTAATTGTATGCAAAAATTATCAGTTGAACAAGTAATAGAAATTAAAAAAAGATTACAAAACTATTATTTTGGTTTAGGGCAAGAATTAGCTACAGAATATGGTGTTGATTTTAGAACCATATCTGTCATTAAAACTGGCAAAAATTGGAAGCACTTAGATATATCGTAAAATAACTTTAGATTACATCGAGGATTTTAAAACACATGGGAATATTTGACCGTTTTTTAGGTAGATCAGCAAAGAACCAACCAATTGCAAATATAAGCCAAAACCTTCCATTGCCTACTGTTATGCGTGGAGCTAACTATTTATCTGGAATTGGTTTACAAGACTTATTTGCTAACCTTTCTCGACGTTTACCTAATACAAACAAAGACTGGCAAAATATAGCTGGTGACTTGATGCTTAACTCCATTGTTAGTATTGCAATGGACTATTATATCAGAGCATTTTCTCAAGCGCTTCCAATGGTTTATAGATTAGTAGAGGGATCAGAATCAGAATATGAAAAATATCCTGAACATCCTATGCTTGCACTCTTAGCAAATCCTCAATACCAATTAGCTCCAACTCGTTTCTGGTCTAATTGTATCATAGATTACAAGATTTATGGTAACGTTTATATCAGAAAAATAAGAAAATCTAAAGGCGGTCCAGTAATAGGATTGCAGTTTTTACCAAGTCAACAATGTCAGCCTGTTGGAGATAATATAAATCCAATCACACATTATAATTATGTTGTTGACGGTACTCCATATTCTGTCGCTGTGGAAGATATCATTCACATTGCCTACGGTCGTGATCCAGTTGACTATAGACTTGGACGATCACCTTTAATGAGTACGCTAAGAGAAATAGCCACAGATAACGTAGCTTCTTCTTGTGCTTTTGGATTGATGAATAACAGTGGTCTTCCGTCAATTATGGTTAGTCCTGATGCTACTGATCAAATTGTAGATATTTCAGATGACGACCTTAGAACAATGAAAAGACGTTTAGAAGACAGTTTTACCGGAGACAATGCTGGTAGTGTTGCTGTTATGTCTGGTCCATTTAAAGTCGAGAAGATATCATTCAGCCCTAATGAAATGGCTCTTGATGCTATTCGTCATACACCGGAAGAAAGAGTAAGTAGCGCAATGGGACTCAACTGTATGGTCCTTAACTTATCTGCAGGTCTTCAAAATTCTACCTATTCTAACATGCAAGAAGCGGAACAAAGTGCATGGAATCAAGGTGTAATTCCTCTTCTTACTGTGTTTGCTGAATCAATTACTCAATCACTTTTAAATGAATATGCAGAAAGTATGCCAGGTGATTTCTTCAACTGGGACCTTTCTAAGATTAAAGCATTACAAGATGATGGATACCAAGAAGCTAAAAGGGCTGAATTACTCTACAAATCCGGCATTATAGATAGAGCAGAAGCAAAGAGATTACTTGGATATGATTACAATGAAACTGATGAGCAAATCTATCATCCAGAAGGCACACCAATCTCTACTCAAAATCCTAATAGTTTTGTAAGATCAATCAAAGCAATGCCAAATAAAGGTATGAAAGATGAGGCAAAAAGAGCGTTAGCATGGAGAGAAGAGTTTGGTCGTGGTGGAACAGATGTAGGAATTGCAAGAGCTAGACAAATTGTAGCTAATGAAGAACTATCAGACAAGGATATTTTAGATATGTATAGTTTTTTTGCAAGACATGAAGTAGATAAAAAAGCAGAAGGATTTAAACCTGGTGAAGACGGATATCCTAGTAATGGCAGAATTGCTTGGTCTCTTTGGGGTGGTGATGCAGGTTATGAATTTGCAAAAAGAGAAAGAGATAAAATAAAAGATTAGGTATAATATTGTTGGTTCTTTAATTCCATATTCCTAAAGAGAATAAGCCTCAGAGTAAAATCTGAGGCTTATTTGTTTATTTAGATAATTGTTTTTTCAATTGCATAACTCGATAAAACTTAATCTGCTCTAGTAAAAACTCATCTGTCAATTCTGCATTAGTAATCTTTGGATGATGCTTCTTAATAAACTTCTTAACTTCAATCATTTCTTGCTTCGTCATAACTTTAACTCCAACCTTTCTTATCTTTCTTCTTGTCTAGTTAATTGAAATATTACAAACTCTCTAAGGGAATATTGAGTAAATCCACCTGAGGTATAACCATATGTTTGTCCATCATCATCAGTGTGCCATTTAATCACTTTAATATTGTTGATGTTTTCCCACTCTTCAAAACACTCAATACTAATACCCTTGTGCTCTAATAACAACTTCTCTAAGGTTCTTATCTTTTTACCTTTTAATTCTTCAACCGTAAAAATCTTTTCCATAACTTTAACCTTTCATTCAACTCACCAACAGATATATAATAGCATAGGTTATAAAGGATTGCAAGAAAATAGTGAAAATAATTTTGCCTTTGCTATATATAACGTTTTAGTGTATAATAGTACTATGACATACAAAGAACTTATCACAATTGCAAAGTTTAAGGCTATGGGTTTTACTAATGTTGAGATGAAATATATCTCTGAAATTAAACTCAACAGGATTACTTGTGATTTGAAAATGAAAGTTGGAAAAGGTACATATACAATCCCTTTCGAATCTTATTGTAATGTAGAGCCAAAGATTGTTTTATCACGTCATTCTTTATTCCAATCTGTTTTATTACAATTGGAAGAGTTTAATGCAAAAGAATATAAAGAGAAAATAGCACACTTGGAAAAGATTGGAGTAAAGGATTGAAGTTTAATTATTTATTAGAGCAGCAGGTAGGATGTTGTAATTGCGATAAATTTGAACGAGCCTATATAATCTATTGGTATTACAGCTCTCCATATTGTGTAGATTGCTGGTGTAATTTAATGGAT